CAAAGGCCCGTATTCTAGGCAACTGGACGGACGAGGGTGAGGGGGTATCGGAGGCGGCTTGGCGAAAGCTTATACCCACCATACGGGCGGAAGACTCAGAGAATTGGGTATCTTACAACCCGGAGAGCGAAGAGAGCGCCACCCATAGACGCTTCATTGCGGATCAGCCTGACGATTGTATCGTCACGGATATTAACTGGCGCGACAATCCCTGGTTTCCGGATGTTCTAAATAGGGAGCGTCTGCAGGATCAAAAGCTAAGGCCGGACACATACGATCACGTTTGGGAGGGTGGCTTCCTTACAATAACGGAAGCCCAGGTGTTCAGCGGTAAGTTTGCTGTCGAAGAGTTCGAGACAGACAGTCTGTGGCATGGGCCATACTTCGGTTTGGATTTTGGCTTCTCTCAGGACCCTACTGCAGCAGTCGAGCTGTACATCCAAGACGATGCACACGGCAGGGTGTTATATGTTCGCCGTGAGGCTGGCAGAACAAAGCTAGAACTAGATGAAACCTCTAACTACATGCTGGATCGCATGCCGCTGGCTGCGCTGCACACGGTTAGAGCTGATAGCGCAAGGCCTGAAAGCATTAGCTTCTTAGCTAGAAACGGGCTTTCGGCAATTGTGGCGGCTGAAAAATGGCAGGGTAGCGTAGAAGACGGCGTTGAGTTCATTAAGTCGTTTGATCGGGTTGTGATCCATCCGGACTGCTCGCAAACGGCCAGAGAATTCCGCCTCTACAGCTACAAAGTAGATAAGCTAAGCGGTGATATTTTGCACAAGATTGAAGATAAGCATAACCATTTCATTGATGCGATCCGCTACGCGCTTCAGCCTATGATCGGTGGGTCAAAGGGCCAGGTGTTCGGAGTCCTCTGATCAATGGGCTTATTTTCTCGCTTTAAGCGGATGGAGGCTAAAGACCATCCTTCAGGTGGTGCATTTCTGGTGGGGGCAGGCACCTCATGGGCAAGTTGGGTTAATCGAGACGCCTACATAAAAGAGGGGTATCAAGGTAACGTATATGTCTATCGCGCTATTGATGAGATTACTCGCGCTGGAACGTCGATAGACATAGAGCTTTATAATGGTGATGAACTGGTTGAAGAGCATGAAGTTTTAGACCTGCTTCAGCGACCTAACCCCGCTCAATCAGGAGATGCCTTTACTACCGAAAATCTCGTTAATCGGCTATTGTTTGGCGAAATATTTTCTGTAGCTGCTGGTAGTGGTCCTGGCATGGAGGTGTGGCCGCTAAACCCGGATGACATGGAAGTAAAGCCAAGCAGTTCGGGTGTTCCTGCATCATACGTACATGAAAAAGCTGGGTTTAAGAAAACCTACCCGGTTAACCCCCGAACTGGCGAAAGTGATGTTTTTTGCCTGAAGACCTACAACCCCTCGAATTACTGGCGCGGGCAATCGCCACTTGTTGCGGGTGCTGTCGCGGTAGACACCCACAATGCTGGCGTTCGCTGGAATTACAGCCTTCTTAAGAATGGTGCTCGGCCTTCAGGGCTCATCCAATTTAAGAACGCCTATCCTGGATCTGAAACCCTGCAGCGCATGCGCGAATATTTTAAGCGGGGTATGCAGGGGGAGTACAATGCTGGCGAGATCCCAATGCTGGCAGAGGATGCGGAGTGGGTAGAGATTTCTAAGTCTCCAAAGGACATGGACTTTACAACCACCATGAAGGAAATGGCGAAGTATATCGCTTCAATTTATGGTGTCCCGCTGCCGCTTATTGATAACGACGCTTCAACATTCAACAACGTAGAGCAGGCCAAAGAGCGCCTTTACACAGACACTGTCATCCCGCTTATGGAGGAGTACCTACAGGCCCTAGGGAATTGGCTGTTTCCCCGTTTCGGCATTGAGGGTTATTGCTTCAAGCTAGATCTAGATACGGTTCCCGCACTTGAAGGTATAAGGCAGCGCAAGTTTGATCGAGCGGTTGAGGCATTTAATTCTGGGCTTCTTACCGACGAAGAAAGCAGGCAGATGATGGGCTTCCCGGCGCAGCCGGAGGGAGGGCAGTTAAAACCTGCTCCAGCGCCTGTATCGTTGCCAGATGGCGAGGAAAAAGGGAGCCTGTCCGGCGTTGAAATTCAAGCGCTTCTGTATGGCTTGCAGTCAGAGCCTGAATAGGTGGCCACATTAACTGGGCATAGCCCCATCGAAGAAGCTGACATTCAGCGCAGCTTGCTCGACGCTCTACAAAACAGATTTGAGGACGCTCTAAGAAAGGAGCTAAGCCGTGAGGCGCGCATGCTTGCCTCTGAGTACGCAAGCCTGGGATTCCTCCCAACTGCCTCACTGGAAGAGCACAAGAGCCGGGTACATGGCATTTACCGGCGTATGTACTCAGCATCCATTCGCACCTTCGGTATGCGCATAGTGCGTCGTGGCAAGGATGCGGGGAAGACAGTAGAGGTAAAGAATTTCGACAGCTTATTTGCTGCACTGATTGACTTGTTTTTGCAGCTTGAGGCGATACGGCGCCGAATAACATCGGTCTCGGAGACAACAAGAAACCTAGTTCTTAACGTCATAAAGCAGGGCCAGGACGAAGGCTTAGGGATAGAAGAGATCGCTCGCATGATCCGCGAGCGAATTCCAGCTATGACCGCATTCAGATCGGCAATGATCGTTAGAACCGAAACGCACGCTGCAGCGAATTTCGGCGCACAACAAACGGCGGCACAAACCGGCCTCGAGCTGGAAAAAGAATGGGTAAGCGTAAGGGATCATCGAACCCGCGACTTTATTGGGGATGACGTAGACGAATACGACCATCGCAGCATGAACGGTCAGACGGTTCCGTTAGATGGAAAGTTCAAAATGCCGAGGCGAGCTGGTGGTTTTATTCTGGTCGATTTTCCCGGCGATCCAACGGCGCCAGCAGGGGCAGTCATTAACTGCAGGTGCGCTGTTGTTCACAATATAATTTAGGGGGCAGGTATGCCAAAGGACGTTATGTCTGACGCTCTTGAGCGTAAAGACTTCGCTATTGAGTTAAAGACCGAGGGTGACAGTGAAGAGTACCTAACCATCGCCGGTTATGGCTCGGTGTTTGGCAATGTTGATCAGCATGGCGACATTGTTGAGCGCGGCGCGTTTGCTGAAAGTTTAAAGAAGCAAATGCCCAAAATGCTTTGGCAGCACCGGGCAGATGAGCCGATTGGCGTATGGGATGAGGTTCGCGAAGATGAAAATGGCCTCTTTGTTAAGGGGCGCATCTTTAAGAATATCTCTCGTGGTAGAGACGTTGCAGAGATGATTAAGCAGGGGGTCATTGAGGGGCTCTCAATTGGCTATCTCACAAAAGATTACACAATAAATGAGGGCAAGCGGCAGCTAAAAGAAGTTGAGTTGTGGGAAACGTCAGTTGTTACGTTCCCCAGCAATAAGCTTTCCAACATTTACAGCTCCAAATCAGTCGAGGAACTAACAATCCGCGATTTGGAGGGGGTCCTTAAGGACATGGGATTTTCGGGCACTGAGGCCAAAGCAATGGCTTCTGGGGCCTGGGAGCGGCGTGAGCGCGTTCTGCGGGAGGCAGGAGCGGTCGAGCCAGAGATTGATCCACGAGAGGTGGACGAACTCAAACAGCTACTAACCGAAATCATGCAAAGTCAAGGAGCAGTAAATGAGTGACATTGCAGAACTTAAGGGGCTGGTTGAGGGAATCAACAAGCCTCTGACCGAGCTTCGCGGCGAGGTCGATGCCCTGAAGGAGGGCACGAAAGACGCGCTGACTGAAGAGAAATTCAACAAGATGGCCGAAGAAATTACGGCCAAAGTCGATGCTCTTCAGCAGGCACAACAAAAACAACAGGCCATTCTGGATCGACCAGGGTTTGGCGCAGAGGAAAAGGACGCCGGCAAAGAGGAGCTGAGCGGCTTTCTTCGCAAAGGCCTCGACCTCAAAGGCGTAGAGCATAGCGGGCAGATTTCGCTTGAACTGCGCGCCATGTCGACAGACGTCAACAACGATGGCGGCTATCTGGTTCGCCCTGAATTTGTTAACCGCACGGTTTCGCGTATTTTTGAAACTTCACCAGTGCGTCAGGTTGCCAGTGTTTTGAGCGGTTCAAATAAATCGATCGAAATGTTGATTGATGACGACGAGGTGGTAGCCAACTCAGTTGGTGAGGGCGCATCGTCTGGCGAAACAGGCACTCCGGACATTGGTTTAAAATCTATTGTTGCGCACAAATACGATGCAACGCCGAAGATGACTCCTGAAATGATTGCAGACGCACTGTTTGACGTTGAATCGTGGCTACAAGGCAAGGTTACTAACAAGATTGCCCGTAAGGAAAACACAGATTTTGTGTCAGGCAATGGTGTCAATAAGGCTCGCGGCTTTATGACCTACGATGCCTGGTCGACGGAGGGTATCTATGAACGCGATAAGATCGAGCAACGCAATTTAGGTTCTGCCGCAGCGCTTAATGCGGATGGACTTATTGCGCTTCAGGGAGACCTGATCGAAGATTATCAGCCTGGCGCTGTGTGGGCCATGC